TCCGGCATACGGGTGCGTCCTGGTTGATCGCGGACGGGATGCCGTTGCCGTTCATTCAGGAACGTCTAGGCCACGAAAACATCACCACCACAGTGAGCGTGTACGGCCACCTGCTGCCGGACGCTCACACACGTATGGCTGACTCGCTGCGCGGGTCCATGTCCAACGTGCTCCCAGTCAAACAAATCAGCGCCAGCACTGATACCAACCAAGAAGCTCAGGAGTAACTTATGTCCATGACAACAGAAACCGTCACCCGCCGAAACCCGGCAGCAATCGCCTTGCTCGTCACCGGGATCCTTCTAGCGGTCATCGGTGCCATCCTCTGGATCGCTGGCGGCAACCTGCTCGGCCATGACCAAATGGTGGCCGACTACACGCATGCGTTCGGGCTCGACAACGGGGTCAACATTCCCGCCACAAGTCCAGCCATCGACTCGGACACTGCCCTTGTCTGGTGGGGTATCGCCCTGGTGGCGTTCGGGGCTTTCATGGTGTTCGTACGCTTGGTCATCGCAGTGGTACTGATTGAAACAAAAAAAGCCCCCTAGCAACTCCGAAGAGTGCCAGGGGGCTTCTGCTTGCTTTGGTTTAGTACGTGTAGACGGCTGTGGTTCCGTCGTCCGAAACCTTCGTCCACACATGCGAATCCGAATCGAACGTGACAGGCCATGCGACCTGTGCACTGTACTCGGCGGACTCACCACCAGCCGACACGGTGCCACCAATGGTGACAGCACGGTTGTCGGAAACGACGGTGAGGGTGAACGGTGACACGCTTGTGTCGATGGTGGCACTGATAGCCATGAGGGCTCCTAAGTAAAGGTTAGTAACGTAGCCTTTGGTTGGTGTAAAGGCTAACGACGTAGCCTTTAGTGTTTGCAGCTATCGCAGCATCGGCCGCAATAGCAATCGGGTTCGAAACAGTGATGCCGACACCGGCAGTTCCTATTGGCAGGAGAAACACTCGTGTTCGTCGGCGGGGTCGACGGGGACGTAATAGTCTTCCGGGTCGCCCATCAAACGGTCGGCTGCACAGCGTCGACCGGAACAGGAACAACAGGTGCCACAGGTGCAACGGCGGGGGTGACGATAGCCGGCAGGGCAGGGGCAGCCGCGACGACAGAGAACGTCTTCAGCACCGACAGGAGTGCGGCCAGACCAGCCACCGACACAACATCTAACCAGTTCACAGTGAACAGGCCCAGGGTGGCGACGGACAGTACACCGACAGCGGCCTGCGCGAACGTGGACACAGCCCGTTCGAGCAGGTTGACCCAAAAAGCTTTACCAAACATTGTTTAACTCCTTTTACTTGTTGCTGAGCCAAAGAACAGCGATCCCGACCATGGACGCAACCCCAGACGGCACAGCAATCCACAAGCCGAGACGTTGCATGTGAGTGAGCGTGTTCTCCCGTTGGGTTTTCTTCCCATCGTCCAGAACCGCTAACGCTGTTGAATGCGCTTCAAGCTTTTCGCGGAACTTGATGTGGTCCGCTTCGTTCGCAGCGTTGATGACAGCCTGTGTTGCCGTCGAAGAATCAACCGACGCCTTGAGCGCCGTCACACCACCCTTCAACTCCCCCAACAGGAAAATAACCGTGTCCTGTGGTTTCATTGGCGGCGAAGAACCATCTTCACTCATTCGGGTTACTTGTCGTTCGTCGCGATTTGCTTGAGCTGCCCAATAGATTCATTCCAGGCGGCATCAGCCAACGGGTTAGCAATCACACGCCCGGCGCTGATATCGTTCTGGATCGCCGCAACCTCCCATTTCGTCGGGTAACGGTACGTACCGTTCGCCGGGTCAACAGCCACAATCGAACCGGACAATGCGCCGGCCCCTATGTACTGGAAAATGAGCATGTCTGGAACTCCCTTAGGATGATTGTTGATAGGAACCGAGTTTGAGCCTGCGACGGCTGTCATGTCGTTGATGATGTTGTAATCCGTGCCCGGCAGCGGTGGGGTATCCGTGGTCTGCACGAAATTGATGGGCATCTGGGGTGCCTCGCCCTGGTTCCACGACGTTGCACCGGCCTGCCAGAACGCAACAGCAAGACCACCCGCATGCGCATGGTTCAGGTAATGCAGTCCCCCGTAAATGCCTGTACGTGCTACCCCGATCACGGATGCAAACCCGCGCATGTAGTCGTCGCATGCACCAAACTGTGCCGTGGAAACATCCCAGTCAGCAGCAGCGAACACGACCGCGTTAGACGGCAACCCCGCTGCGGAGATTTGTTGCACAGCCACTTGGGCGTCAGCGACACCCTGCGCCGCGCCACCCAGCATTCCCGCAGCGCCGCCTTCACGGACAAGCCACACCCCGACACCATGACCGGTCAAATCCTGATACTCGGCAGCGGTAATACCTCGACCGTCAGATGCTAGATAGCGTCCGACCGCCTCAACACCCGCAGCACGAAGTGCCGCACCCCCAGGTCGAGCCCACGAATAGTCAGCTCCAAGAGCCATTTTTGTACCTCCGATTGGGGTCCGTGCTAGCACTGAACTTTTGTGTTTGCTCTTTTAATGAGCGGTAGACGGGCGTAACCTCATGTGCTATGAGCACAAACCAGGGGGAAAAGCCCGAGAGCAGACGGTCCAAGATCGTCGCCGGGGTTGCAGTCGGGATCATCAGCGTTGCCCTGATAGCGGGCGGGGTAACATTCGTTACAGCCGCTAACACGGCACGTGCCGCCGCGGTCGCCGCGAATAACGCGAAAACCGTCTACGCGGCGAACCTTGCCGCGCAATCCCAGACGGCGGAACGAACTGCGGCCGTCAACGCGTCGGATGCTGCTGCCGCGTCTGCGACAGCCGCTCACGCAGCCGCCACTGACGCGGCCCAATATGTTGCAGACGCCGGCAGTTATGTCGCCGCAGCGAACTCGGCCGCGACGACAGCCGACACTGCGGCAGCCGCTGCTGCAACCGCAGTAACCGCAGGCGACCTTTACGCCGCACAGGTTGCGGAGTCGACAGCGGCCAGCGCAGCAACGCAGGCGCAGACCGCAGACCAGCAGGCAGCACAAACCGCTGCTGCCGCCGCCGCGCAACGGGCAGCACAAGCCGCAGCACAACAAGCCGCACAACAGGCGGCACAACAGCAGGCAGCCCGGCAAGCGCCAAAGCAGCAGGCATCAACGGGAGGAACGCCGACAAGCAACGGGCTCCCGGCAGGCGCAGCCGTACCCTGGATCCCATCATCCGACCCGAACAACTCGGCAGGCGGATCATGGAACACACAAGCCTGCGCATCCCACAACGCCTCGGGCAACCCTGCACACTGCGACTAAGCGGATGCGCCCGGAGGTGCAGGCGGAACGATCCCAGCAGCCTTCTCTAACGCAGCAAGACGGGACCCGTAATACGCCTGCATCATAAGACGTTGGTGACGTTCCCGGGCGACCGCCTGAATAAGCGGGGTAACCAGTTCCTCAAACCGGACACCCTCAACCAACCCGTTCTCGTCATACCAGACGTGAAGCGGGAGGATCGGGGCAACATCCTCCGCCATCATCCCGTCGAACCAGGGCGCAGCGTCCACGCCAAGCTCGAGGATGTCTGACGTTCGCTGGTAACTGTACGCGGGAAGCGCAAGGAACGCATCAAGGTCGTACCCGGCCGGACCAATATTCGTTTTGAACCGGCGCGACGACGTGTTGCCGCCCATGTTCCCCGACGAATCAATGTAGACCGCCGAATACCCCACTGTCACAGTGTTCGATTTCGTGCCCGGGGAATTGATGATGCCCGCCGAAACGACACGACCCGATGCGGTAATGTCACCACTTGCACCGACTGTGCCACCCGTCACAGCACTCGATGCTGTGACGTTGATGGCACTGACGCTGCCGCCAGTCGACGTGATGTTGGCGCCTGCGGTAATCGTCGTACCCGCTGTCACAGTTGTTGATGCGGAAATACTGCCGGTGGTGTTGATGGCACCGTTCGTGTTAAACGCACCCGTGCCTTGAATGGTGATCGAACCACCATCGTTGACAAGGATGCCACCAGCACCGATCTGCATAGCCTGACCGGTTTTCGCCGCAGCCTGCTCGGTCAACGCACGTTGCGCATCCCGCGTCTGCCTCGACTGAAATGTGGCCGGATATTGGGGGGCCTGCCCCGCCAGTGAGCCTGGGTTAACCGACATTGAAAACTCCTGCCGGTGAAATCAGGGACGGGGTTAGGACCGGAGTATTCGTCAACGTCAAGTCGTACCCGACCGCACGAGCCGTACCGGACAGACCGCCAGGGAACGACGGCACCAAATCGTTGCCGTTCGCATCCAGGCCACCAATGTTGAACCCAACATCATCACCAATGAACCAATCGACACCGAGTTGCGGACCCTCAGAAGCCACATACGACATGGTTACCGTGTTCGTTCCCGCATACATGGCCGCGACCGCAGTAGAGGCATGACTGTTCAACGTAGCAACATCAATGATCGAGGTTGATGGTGTCCACCGGTACTCGATAGTTGGCTGATCGGGGGCCGTGACGGTCTGATGAACCGACTGTGGGCGCACCGAACCCGAACCCGTAGAGACAGCCATCACATCGTTTGCGCCCTTGCCCTGCGTGTAATCCTCGATCAACTGGAACGAGGTAACCGGCCCAGGGATCTCGAAGGTTGCCGAAGGACCCAACCCGGCAGGAACCGCAGCCCCCACCCTGTCGCCCACATACAAAACTGGGGTGATGCGTTCTGGGTTTGTCCGCCACTCCCACCCGATATACCATTCGGGGCCACCGATCACACCCATCAAGTCGGTGAGAATCGAGTACACGGTTTTGTCGTCCGTGTCAAAGTAGGTGCGTGCTCGAGGTGTCCCCGCGCCGGCAGTCGTGTATTGCACCCGGATTGGGATACCGTTCTTCCCTCCGGCACCATCCACAATGTACGAGTTGATCAGGTCGGCAACAATGTCGTTTTGTCCGGTCGTTGTGTAGGTTTTGTCTCCCCCGTACCGGCAATCCAAATAGGACTCAACGGTTGCCAAATCGAGTTTGATTTCGTCCGAGTGATCGCGGGTGCGCCGCACAATTCGGTGACCGATCAACGGGATACCGTGCGACGGATCAGACGGGTTATCACCCAACAGGATCAGATGAGACGCGTTCTTCTTCGTCGCCCGCAACCAATCAGCCGGCGCATCCGCCGCATTCACCGGCAGGGTAGCACCCGACACTGATTCATACCGGCCAACCGTTTGCTGCACCGACGACACATTCAGCAACGGCAAGTCAGCAATAATCTTGCCGGTACGAGCCTCCGTAGCAACCCACGAGAAACCCATTATTACGCCGTCCTATAAGAGAACTTCCACGACAGAACAGCACCGGTCGTCCACGTCACCGGTATCACCGACGACAAACTCGACTGGTTCACATACGTGCCCGTCGCGGTCGCTGCCGCTAAAGTGACAACGGTGTTGCCGCCCAGGAACTCAGCGATCAAAGAGTTGAATGCGCCACCCGAAAGGATCGCCCCACCAATGCCCTGAGCAAACGCAACGTTCGCGAGGTTGTATTTCGCGTTCGCGGCGACAGGAAGAGACACGGTGACGCCAGGCCCAGGAATCGAAGTGGTTGACCCGAAAACGACGGACCCTTCAACCTCGACATAATCGCCACGCCGCGTGTACTGCGAGTCCAGAGTTCCGTTGCCCAACGTCAACCCGGCAAGTGTCGGCGTGTATGCGGTCCAGCCGCCATCATCCCAAATGCTGCCAGTCCACCGGACAAGGCCACCCAAAGCGGCATCATCGACGTATTGGCCGACAGAAGGTGAAGCTGGGTAGGTGGTTGAGGATCCGGTTGGCAGGATGCCACCCGCAGCAACCGTGTACGGGGCGTTCCAGGTGACTGTAGGTGAACCGCCACCGGAGACGGGTACGTTGATGTTCGCAATCACGAACGCGCGTGTCACAGGCAGTGCAGGTGCAGATGGTGACGGTGCGGCCGTACCGGCAAGATACTTGCGAGTCACCGCAGGAACAGATGACCCATCCGACTCGCCCGGGTCATCGATCTGCACATAAATGATGTCCACACGCGGGTTTGTCGCATTCGCCGCCGTAACTGCACCTGTAGCGACAGCATCAAACGCGAACTGGTACGGGCCAGCAATCGCAGACGACTCCACATCAGCGACACCCGCAAACGGTTGCACCGTCCACGTCGTAGACGTAGCAGTGACCGTGCTAGACGGGGTACCCGGACGCACACCCGTCAGAGCACCCAACGGGCGCGCAGATGTTGCCCCCGCCAACAGTGCGGATGCAGTCTGACGACCCTGACGGCCAGAGAACGCGGGCGCACCCGCAACAGCGTTAACCGCCCAAACTGTATCGACCATGTTCTATTCCCAACTTGGAGTTGCAGTGACGGTGAGCTGCGAAGCAGCGTTATACGTGGCAGCCGCGAACGACCACGTGTTGTTGCCCGGATCAAACCCGGACCAACCACGCGAAGTGATGTACCCGTTCCTGGACGACTGCCCGTTAGCGAGGACCGTTCGTTTCTCCATGTCCACCAAAAGAAATTCGCCCGTGTTCAACACGAGCGAAGAAGAGAAAACGAGCGACTGGGCCGACCCCACATGGGTGATGATCGGCCCCGTACAGGGGCCATCTATTCGCAACGACACAGGCCCGGTTTCGTTGCCCGGATTAGTGAGCGACAGTTGCCCCGAAACTTGCACAGCGGAGAACGTGGCCGGCCAAGTGGCAGGGAACGTTAGACCGCCGCTCGAAGCGGGGAGCATGGTTGACCCGGTGAGAGGCGTCCCGAACTTGCGCCAATCCTTCGCGAACACTTGAACCGTGAACGTCGACATCATGTGGTTCAGACGTGACAGGATCACATCAGCCGACCTGTACACGTTCACCGAACGGACACGCCCAGACTCCGACACCGACAACAGGGTGGCCGACCGGTTCACATTGTCAATGAGCGTGTCCGTGTCCAACGAATGTTGCGCCGGCGAAGTGGATACGATCATGCCTGACAGGGTGAGGGTGCGGCCGGTGGAGAACGAATCCCCCACCGACGCACCCGACTGTCGTGGCTTCTGCACCGGCAATAACGTGGGTGTTGATGTTCCCCATCCGTCGAACTTTTGAACAATCCACTTCGTACCGTTGCCATCAACCGCGTTCAGGGTGAGCGCGCCAATGGTGATAGGTGAGTTGGAGAGAACCATCACACCCCCTGCATGGATTGGTAATGGGTCACCATTTGTGCGGTCGCCACACCGTTGTTCGACTCGGTGATGTAGTAGTTGTTCACCACCGACCTTGAACCGCCGCCAAGCTCTGCACGTGCCGTCGCAGCATCCCCCACGTTCAACGCCTTCAACACGGGTCGGAAACGACTAGACCACGGGTTCTGAATAACCTCTTCACCCGTCGACAACCATGCCGGCACGCTGTCAGATTTCGGTCCACCCGGACCCTGGACAGAACCTCCACCAGCCATGCCGATAGTTCCGCCATCGGCATGCTTGTATGTGGTATACACGTTGCCCGCAGCGTATTGGTTTGCGACGATCTGCGAATTAGCGGTCAGACGGTCGAGCGCGGCCTGGAGTTGTGCCACGGTCATCATCGCCTGAGTGGCATCGGCCTCCAACTTCACCGTCTTGTCTTTAGGCAACCGCAAAATCTGATCAACCAACCCGGACACCTGACCGGCATCCAACCCGGCCTGAGTAGCATGATCGATGATCGACTGTCGGTTCTTCGCCAACGCAGCATCACCATCAGCCTTAGCCGTCGTCACCGCGATACCTTGCTTCGTCTCCGAAGCCACAACCGCATCCGCCTGCGCTTGCGCATCCTGCACTGCAGTAAGCACCCACTGATGATTCGCGTTACCCGTTGCCGTGTTGATATCCAACGATGTTGCCTGGGCTGCACCCATCGTTTTCATGCTCGTCTGAATGTTCGCAGCCAACGTGATGAAGTCAGCCGCGACCTTAATGTTCGCGGCCTCCAACGTCTGCGGAACACCATTCAGCAGATCGGTTTCGCTCTTCCAATCCTTGGCCGCCTGAGTAGCTGAGCTTTCCGCAACCGCCAACGCCACGTAGGCCCCTTGGGTCATCCCCAACGCTGCGGCCATCGCCGGAGCACCAGCCTGGAAAGACGCCACAACTTGCAGATACGCTGAGACTGACATGCCGTACCCGGATGCCAACGCGATCTGCGCATCCAACTGTGCCTTGGTAGAAATGGTCGCCAACCCTTGAGCTGACGCAACATCGTTGTACGCCTTGATGGCGTCGCCGGTCTTTTTCTGGTTGTCGGAAATAACCCCTGTAAGGTTGATCCAGTTTGCGCGGAACGCGGCAACCTTCGCCGTCGAGTTCGCCGGATTATTCGCATAATCCGTCATCGCCTTATTGACCTTGAGAATGGCCGCGTGGTTCCCCAGCGTCGCCTGGGTCGTGGTTTCCGCCGTTATACCAAGTTTCCGACCAATATCGATAGCGGACTGTCCAAGACTGTTGTACTGGCCGAGTGAGTTCTTATCAGCCAACGCTTTCGCCGTCTGCTTCCTAACAGACTCACCAATAACGCCGTTGTCTTGCTCCACGGCAGCGGTGTAATCCTGCAAAGCCGACGCCGCATCCATTGACGCAATCCTGGACGCCACAAACGCTGACGCGATATAACCGACAGCCGCAACAGCCATACCGGCAATACCGCCGACGATAGAAAGGCCAACGCCAAACGTCTTTACTGCAAGGGTCGCTTTGCCAACAACAGGCTCGATCAGTTTCCAAAGCGCGAACGCACCCCAAACCGCACCAGCCGCAGCCGCAATCGGAAGAAGGTTCGCGATCAAAGGGGCAAGTACCGTCAACAGTTGCCCTGCAATGCCGACAACTCCGAGGATTACGGTCCCCAGCGGGGCAAACGCGCCGATCAGCGACAGTGCGCCATTCAGCAGAGAACCCAACGCATCTGTGACTCGCGGGAGTGCTACGGACGCATCCTGGGCGAACTTCGCCAGACCGCCACCATTGGTCCACTTCTGCCAACCAACAGCCAACTGTTCGATGAACATCCCGGCCTGCAAAAACAGCGGGTTCAAAATTTGGAACCCGGAAATCAGCGTCGAGAGCGCAATTGTGCCCGCAGTCCCCAAAACATGAGAGAACGAACCAATCTCCGCATTCAACGGACCCATCGAGTCGTTGATCAACGAAATAGCGCGCTGAAACGACACCAACATCGCTGTTGCGGCACTGTTCTCGAGCTGGTTCAGATTACCGCGCAGAATCTCAAGCCCGGCCGAGAACTGGTTCCCCGCAGCAGTCCCGTCAGCCATCGCATGTTTGATACCCAGCACAGCCAAAACACCAGCCGCACCCATACCAGCAAACGCGCCACCAAGTGCAGCAACGGTCCCGGCCAAAGCTGAAACCAACGGCAGCAGCGCCGCAATAGCAATACCGATCGCCACAGCAGGACCAGCAGCAGCACCACCACCCTTGGGAGGGGCAGCAGCGGGAGCCGCCGTGTCGTGCACCCCCGAGCCAACAGCGTTAGCGTCATTCAAAACCCGCTGAGCGTCAGCCAGTTTCCGTGTCGCAGCCTCATGTGCAGCCTCAGCACGAGCCGACGCAAGATGCAACGACATCAACCGAGACTCGGACGCACCACCCTTCGTCTGAACCTCATCCAACTTCTGGTACGAGATCTTCAAACGGTCGTTAGCGAACCCCAGTTGTTCTTCGGCAGCCTTGACGGCTTCCATCTTCGCAAGCGCATCAGTAACGGCAGCCTTGACCTTGATTTCAGGGTTCGACGCCCCCAGCTCACGCGCTTTAACCTCAGCGCGGTCAAGCTCAGCCACCCACTCCGAATCGTCAACCTTCAACTTGCCAACAATGGAACCGGCTACCGTGGGACCTTCGCCGCTCATTCGGAATCTCCCTCGTCAGTCGGCCTCAACAGCCTGTGAATGCGGGTATCCGCCGCCAACAACCCCTGCAACCGCACCGTGAACCAACGCCACGACTTCACGTGCAGCAGCGCAGACAAGTCGTGGCCGTACTCGGAATCAAAATCGGATTCGAGTAACGGCCACGCCTCAAAAATTTCCGGCCACGAAACAGCCCGGCCCTTAGTTACTTGGGTGGGGACTTCCTCGTACCACTCGTAGAGGCCGGTTGCTTCGTCGTACTGGCCGCGACCGTACTTTTGGAGCGGCGCTGCGCCCTGTTCTGGCTCTTCGCCACGTAGGCGGTCAATGCTTTTGGGTCAGCACCAGTCGTCCACACGATTTCGGCAACCTCACGGCCGCGCTGAAAGTCGGCCAGCGCAGCCAGTGCTGCACGGTTCACAGCAGCAGCAGGCACACCATCGGCCACCATCAGCTCATACGTGCCACCAAGGAAAGCGCCGTAAAACTCTTCATCACTCATCGTCTCCGTAGGGTCCGACCCCTCCGCCGTAACCCGGGTGAACTTCAAACCAGCAGCCATACTCACCGGAGGAATCGAATACTTGACCCCATTGACCGGGAGAACCAGCGGGTCAACAAGTTCGTTAAAATCTGCGAAAACCATTCTGGGTTTGCCTTTCGAATCAACTGGGTAGGAACAAATGAGGGGTGCGACCAGACCCAGACCGGTCGCACCCCAGCTATCAGGTACGGGTGTAAGGGAAAGCCGCCGAAGCACCCGTAGCGTTCGTGACCGTCACCGGAGCCGAACCAGCAGAACCGGCAGGCATAACCGCAACAATCAGCGAATCGGAGACAACAATCCACGACGTGGCGTTCACCGCGCCGAACTTCACACCAGTCGTAATGACGGTGCCCGTGAAGTTCTGGCCTGTGATCTGAACCTGACCGCCAACACCCACACCAGAAGGAGTGGCCGTAAGGATCACTGGAACAGAAGCCGGTACGTACGGGTTCGTAATCGAAGTCAGCACACCATCACCAGTCAGCGTGATCGTGACCTCTTCAAGATCCGCAACCGCAGTCTTAGACGGGTTCCAATCCACAATCGCCAGACCCGAATACGCTTCCGGCGCACCATTACGGTCATACCAGCGCACATAAATGCGGGCCGCGGACTGGAACTGGAACCGTGCAGCACGCACAAGCTCCTGACCCGGATCAAACACGCCAGCAGTCGTCGGCCGGAATGCTTTGATAACAAGCTTCCAACCAGTCAGCGTCTTCTCAAACGCGGCGAACCCGTTCGTGTCATACGTGTCAGCAGACTGAATCGTGGGAGTCTCAGAGTTATTGAGATCATCAATACCCTTCAAATTCACCCATGTTGCATTGTCCGTGGACACATCTACTTTAAACCGTCGTGCAAGTGCCGAGGGCATTGTGCCTCCTAAAGGCTTTGGGGCGTTAAATGAAAAAGCCCCTCAACTTGGAGGGGTCTAAACTGGTATCTGGGTTTACCAGGAACCGGGGAAAAGCCCGGTGGACTAGATGAGCTTGTTGCTCTTGCGCAAGTTACATTTGGCGTGCGCTGGTCTGATGTTCTCCATTGAGTGAGGGCCACCCTTTGACAGGGGGATCACATGATCGAAATGAAGATCGGATTTTGATTCGATCGGTGCTTCACATATGTGGCAAGTCATACCGTCGCGTTCGACAATTCCTGCCCAACTGATTCGCTCGAACCCATTGCCCAGTTTGCGTGCCTTCCGGCGATACCAGCTGTCGCGAACTTTGCCCGCATTCGCGGCACGCCACGCGGCAGACGATTCTTTAGCGCGTTCGCGATCAGCTCCCTGTTTCCAAAGGCGTTCACGATCAGGCTGGCTGCGATACAACTCACGCCTTGCAGCCCTGGACGCCTCCACGTTGCGCCAATAGCGGTCGGCATCACGGTGCTTCTGGCACATACCGTTGCCGTAGTATCTTACCAGGAACCCCCTGCGGGCCGGTTGCTTGTGGGGGGATAACTCAAATCAAGGTAATACTGGTCAGCACGTTCCCACCGTTTCAACGAATCCATTCCCATAGGAACAGACAAGTGACGGTTCATCTGATTCACATACACCGAATTGAATGTGAGTGCAGTAGTCCCATGCAGAACAGCGAATATAGAATCGCCCAAATCGTCAACATCTAAAGGTGCACCCGGGTTGCCGCGAGTGCGAACCTGCACCATCACCTGACCCAGCGGCATACTGATCTGATCCGTCAACGGAACAACCGTGATGACCACGCACCTGTCAGGTTTCGCCGGCATATCCTTGAACACAATGCCGGTTGCGGAATCTGCGTACACGCTCGACGTGTTATAAACAGCAATGCCAGCATTCGAAATCATTGTTGCGATACCGTTCGAAAGGTCGGTGGCAGTACCCATCACATGGCCTTCCCAAGATCGTCACGCAACATGTCGATAGCTTTCTGGCCTTCAGTCATCATCGGCAGTTCGAGGTACAACGCGTTACCTACAGTGTGATGAAAGTCGAGAGTGTAATGCTGGTTGCGGGCGTAAGGGCCAGGAATGTAAATTTCGGCACCATCCGCGGTGGGGCGCACTTCCTCAGACCCGACAAGGTTTCCTGTATCGACAGGTGTTTGTGACGCCACCACGCTGCGCACAAACTCCATAGCCCGCAAGGATGCCGGAACAATAGCCGCATGTACTTGCTCGTTGATTTGCTGCAAATGCAAATCAAAATGCCATTCGATGCCCATCACGCCTCAAATCAAGTTGATAGCCACATGGTCAACGGACGGCATCAAACCGGCAGTGTCATTATTGTTCGCTTTCAGAACACGTGACACAACACCATTGATTGTCACCCGAGCATCCGTGTTGAACAGTGCATTGTTTGCTGTTGCCGTGTAAACGGTGGTTTCGGAAATGATTTGCTCACCATTCGCAGCACGGACTAGTTTGCGCGAATTCTCCACCCAACACCCGTTAGGTGGTGCAAGAATAACCGGGGCCGCAAACACGTCACCCATCGCACCTGAACCGAGGAACGTCTCAACGGTTATCGTGTCAACGAACCATCGCGAAATCATCCGAACACCCACGGGTTAGGGATAAGCAGATTCTGGTACTCGAGCACACGTTCCGCTTCCGGCACCAAACCAGTAATCGCATCAGCTCGAGCCTTCGCCGCAGCGGCAGCATCCGCGAACGTTTCCGCAGCCGTACCAATCTTTGACGACAACGTGACAGTCGGTGTAAGCACACCACCAGTCAACGGGTCGTACCCGATTGCCGCCCACGCAGCCGCCTGAATACACGTAGCCGTAAATAAGGCGGCGCTTATTTGCGCATCCGTCGCCAACCCTGTCAACGGGTCAACGGGGTAATACGCCATCCGGGTTTCACGCAACACCAGAGCTGTAGCAGAACGCAACAGGTTCGTCGCATTCGCCGGTGCCGGCAGACCCGTATAAGTTGCCAAATCGGAGGGTTGCGCCAACATGTCCGGGGTAACAAAATTGCCATAAACCGCACCCATGCTGACCCCTTATTTGACGCTATACATTTCGATCAGATCCGTTTTGGTCTTCGCCTCGGCATCATCCGGGGTAATAGGAGTTCCGGTCGTCTGGGATATGTGCACTGCCCACCCAACCCATTCGCTCTTCGAAGCGTATGGGGGTGGTTGCACTCGTTCGGATTCCTCCACCAAAGGGGTACCGTCAGCGTTTACAAGCTTCAGGTACCCCTTCGAGAGACGATCCGCAACAGCCTCATGCAACGGCAAATCCATCGCGATGATGGTTTCCCCGTTCTCACTGAGAATGTGGACCGTTTCAGACATCAGATCCGGCGACCATCCGAAGTGAACGCCGTCACGGTCATAACCACCGACGTTTCGATGAGCAGCGAACCATCAGGCTGCTGCACACGAGACGAATCGAACGGGCCAACCCACTGGGTGGTCGTGTTCGCAACCGTCACAGTGACCGGGCCAAGACCCGAACTGATAGCGGACGGCTGCGAACCGGCAAGCACCGAAATGGTGCCCGAACCACCGGACGCGTTCGCAACACGCAGGAACACTTCGTGC